AAAAGGAGGCAATTAACATGGCATATGACTTGGCAAAAGTAACTGCTAACGGAAACAACCTTATTGCTCAAATATTGGCCAACAAGTCATCACTAAGCATTGATAAGATAGAAATAAGTGATACTCAGCTGTCATCGACAACAGACATCTCAACAATGACATCTGTTCCAAAGGTAGTACAAACTGTTAGTGCAAACGGATTCTCTAAAAATAGTAATACCTTGATTATTTCAACAGTCGTTGATAACTCATCCATAAGCGCTGATTACAAGGCATGGGTATTTGGAATTTGGGGATCTGATTCTCAAAATGGGCAATCACAATTAATTGCAGTTATCACATCAACAAATAGTCCAGATACAATACCAGCTTTTTCTGGTAGTACTCCGGTATCATATACGTATAAATTCAACATTGGTTTTTCAAATGCAAGTCAAATTCAATTTAATATGATTGATGATGCCTTTGCTACCAACGATACGGTTGTCCATACTACTGGTGACGAAACAATTGATGGTCAAAAGAAATTCGATACGGATCCCACTGACGGTGCAGGGAATGCTTATGCCAAGACGGTTGACGTTAATCAGCAACTGGATAAAAAAGTTAACGTTTCAGATATGCGTAAACCAGCTAGCGATGTAGCGGGAATCGAAGAAGTTAACGCCAAGCAAGATAAAATTGGTTACACGCCTGCTGACGATAGCAAGGTAGTTCATGATACTGATGCACCGAGTTCAATAATCAGAAATTATTTAGACTCAGGCACTGATTTAAACACCATTACAAATCCAGGAATTTTTCCATTTAATCAATGCACTTTTGTGAATGATATTAATTCATCGGTTAAATGGGGAGCAATTATCAACAATGTTTTACCTAATCAAATTATTATGCAGGAAATGATTCGAGGAAATGGTGAGGTTTATGGATATAGGATTTATAATGGCGGAAATAAACATTGGAGCTCATGGTTAATGCCGGCTGATGATAGCAAAGTAGCCCACCTATCTGGTGCTAACAATTTTGACACTGTTCCAACGGTCAACAATAATCCGTTATTACTAGCAAGCAGTTTACCATCTGATCTGGCACGAACTGGTCAAGATACTAACTTCACGGCCGGATTACAGAAGTCTGGAATTGACGTGGCAACTACAGATGATCTGACAATTGTGTATGCGGGTGTGCCGAGTTTATCATTCGATAATAACGGTAACTACACGATCACGGCTTCTAAAAATGCCGATATTGCGCATATTACCGATTATACCCTGTACTATCGAGTTAAAGGCAACGGAGACTTTAACTCGATAGCTCTAACATCGGATAAACTGACCGGCACGATTGACTTATCAAAAGTAACCATGGCTACCAACTTTGAGTCGTACGCCACGGCGACTAATGTGTTTGGCGAAAGCGACCCCAGTTCAACGGTTCAATGGAACTATGACCCGGAAAAGGCTAGTTCAACGCCACCAAGTTTGGCAATCGCTGATGATGGCACCTATACGATTACTGCGCCAACGACCACGCCAACGCCGATTGTCAAATACTTCTTGTACTACAATGTGGACGGCCAAAGCGATGCTACCAAGCTCGATGTGGGCACCGAGCTGACCGGTAGCCTGAAAGAGCTAATTACCAAGCCGAATAAGACGACGACCTACGATGTGCAGGCAACGGCCATGAATGCCAACGCCGAGAGTGGTGTTTCGAATTCCGTTCAGTTCACCTATGTACCAATTGATGACAGTATTTATGGGGCTTCGTGGGATCGTAAGAGTAGTCCAACGCTGACCCGGACGGACGCGGCAGTTGGCCTCAAAGCCGGTATCAATGGTGCTCAAAACGATTTTGATAATGTTGGCCCATGGAAGGGTATGCATCGTGTGACCGACAGTATGAACAATGTGTTTGTCCGCGTACCTAAATTCTACATTCGTAAAACGCAAACGGGTTCCCCGGATAATGGGACAGCTACTTGGCAAGTTTCTCTAGTATCACACGGTGATGATTGGTATCTGCCCAAAGGCTTTTGGGATTTTACTAATTCTAAAGAGCTAGATTACATCGACATCGGCGCTTATGATGCCACTGGCTCAAGTAGTAAGCTGACTTCCGTTGCTGGTAAAGCACCGCTAGTTAACTTATCTATTGCTAATTTTCGAAAAGCCGCTCAAGCTAATGGCACCGGTTATCAGATTTGGGATATCCATGCGTGGGATATGTTGCAAGTGCTATTTATCATTGAGTTCGCTACCCTGAATTCGCAAAGCGTCATGGAAGGTGTCGATAGCGGGTCAAGTGCTGCCAACTCTGGAGTCGCTGACAGTCATGAAGGATCATCTGGAACGGCTGGAAGCGGTTCAAACGCCATGTCATATCGGGGTATTGAAAACCTTTATGGCAATGTTTGGCAATTATGTGATGGTGCTAACTTCAAAAATAATCAACCGTGGGTTTGTGAAGATGCCACAAATTACCAAAGCGATTTATTTGCTGCCCCATATGTAAGCACCAGCTACACAGCAACATCAGATAATGCCAATAACTATATCAAGGCTATGGGATTTGACAGTGTTCACCCTTACGCACAATTTACTACTGATGATAGCGGTTCGGAGTCAACCTACTATGCTGATTACGATTGGCCGGGATCAGGCAACACAATCCTTGAAACTAGTGGCAGCTGGGGCAATGGCGCTTACGATGGTCTGTTCGGCTCGCTCCGGGGCAATTCGTCTACTGACGCGCACGCTCTCGATGGTTGCCGCCTCCTTAAAAAGGCTTTGCCGTAGAGGTCTGGGGGAACCTTCCCCCAGCAATTCATTCTTAGGGATTTTGGGTGCGGTGGCAACTGGAGCAATGGCGCTAACGATGGTCTGTTCAACTCGAACCGGGACAATTCGTCTACTAACGCGAACGCTAACGATGGTTGCCGCCTCCATATTAATCGAATTAATGATGAGTAAATGTAAAAATGCACCTAATCTTCCGTGGCTCTTGCCAAAAATTCATCGATACAAAGCAGGAGGTAGTAGCAATGTCGAAACTTCTTGAGATTAATAAGCATTTAAAATTTAAAAACGAACGTCATAGACGAGAAGGTGAAATGTGAAAAGATACGGACACTTGTTTGAAAAGGTGGTTGATCCTGAAAATATTAAGTTGGCAATCTTACAGGCATCAAAGGGTAAAAGAAATCATCGGAACGTTAAACGAGTTCTAAATGATATTGATGTCTATGTAATGCGAATTCAGACTATGCTATTGAGCTATGAATATCAGCCAAGCCATGTTGCCGAAAAAAGTATCATGGAGCGTGGAAAGCACCGGATTATTACCTCTTCACCGTTCTTTCCTGACCAGATTATTCACTGGGCGTTAATGCTGGTTCTACAACCGGTTTTTCTGAAAAGTATGTATGAATATAACATGGCAACCATTCCCAGTCGGGGAACTGGTCAAGGGCGTAGAGTGCTTGTTAAGTGGTTAAAGAGTGACCCCAAGCACACTAAGTATTGTTTAAAAATGGATGTACACCATTTTTACCCATCAATTGATCATGGGATTTTAAAACAAAAGCTGAAGCATCGCTTCAAAGATGAGCGAGTTTTAAAACTTCTCTTTGACATTATTGACTGTTATTCAAGCGGATTGCCATTAGGGCTTTATACTTCCCAATGGTTAGCAAATTTCTATTTAGAATCCCTTGACCACAAAATTAAAAATGACTGGGGTGCCACGTATTATATGCGCTATATGGACGATTTGGTGATTCTGGGTCCGAATAAGCGTAAACTTCATAAATTGGAACTTAAGATCACTGGTTTTCTGGCAAATGAGAAATTGCAGACTAAAGGTAATTGGCAAGTTTTTCATATCCGCGATCGCCCCATTGACTTTTTGGGATTTCGCTTTTATCGAAGCCACTTAACCTTACGATCAAGCATTGCCCTTAGAATTCGGAGGCGGCTGAAACGCATTAAACAGCACACGTTTATCACCACCGCTGATGCTAGGGTGGTCATCAGCTATTGGGGGTGGCTAAAACACTCTAATAGTTTTAACTTTTATCAAAAATACGTTAAACCAAACTGTTCAATTAAAACAGCAAAGAAGGTAATAAAAAATGCTAATAAGCGCAGAAGTTCCTAATCCAATTCCGGCCGGTTATGCCGTCTATCAACTGGATGCTGTCCAGTATGGTGCTGATTCATTCGCTGGTTGGAAGATGGTCAAGCAGAAAACCGTGCCGGCGGTTGATGATAAAGGGCAACCGATTAAAGGGCCGGACGGCAAGCAATTACAGTCGCAAGTTGACGACCCAGACGCATCCGTGATTTATGATTCGACCAGTCAGCTACTGCGGAATGCGTCATCTAACGAATCGGCGATTGCCCAAATCCTAAAGACGGCGGCCAATCAATCAGCAACCAATGCCGATTTGATTAAAGCTAACGCCACACAGCAACTCGTTAATGCCCAGATTATGAAGCAAATCGCTGAACTAGGAGGAACTAAATAATGGATATTTTTAATACGCTGATTAAACAGTATTACAAAGCCGGTCTCTATACCATCGATGATTTACCACTGTTCGTACAAGTTGGCTATATCAGCAAGGACGATTACAAACAACTAACCGGCAACGATTATACAGCAAATTAAGCGTTATTCAGTTAAGACTGAATGGCGTATTTATTTTACCCAAAAATTAGGAAGTGATAAAAATGCTAAAAAGGATTGGAAAATATTATTCGCATTTATGTTTCGGCTTAGCTTCCTTAATGGCTGGCACGTATATCTTTTTTCATCTGAATTATTTGGATAGCCCAGAAGTTACACCGCCACCACCTCCCGGCTTTGCAGAACATGTAGTGTTTGGTGCTGCCGATGATTGGTGGTTTGCCGGATTACTAGTGATTGGCGGGATTGTCCTGCTAAGCGGAGTATTACTTGATTCAATCACATTAAGAAATGCCGGCATGATTATTATTGCCCCATTATTTGGTTATCTCGCCTTCGGATTTATGATCCGGGGCGTTTTTGATATTCGCTTTAATTTAACTTGGGTGTTTGCCAGCCTTGCCGTTGCATTGCTGATTGGCACTGCAATGCGAGGTGGAAAACACAATGGATGTTAAACAGGTTGTTTCAGATATGATCAGCTTAGGCGGCCTAGGCGGTCTAGCCACGTTAATTGGAACCATCTGGGCAATCATTCATGAACATAAAAAAGATGCGCGTCAAGACGAGGAAGACCGTCGTAAGCTGGATGACTGGTTAATTCAAAAGGTGAAGGAGACCTCGGACGATGCTATGAAAAATATGCAAAATAAGTATCAAGGCTTGAAAGCTGATTTGGACCAATTATCAAAAGAAAAGGACCAAATGCAAAAACAATTAGGCCAACAAATCGCCTTAAAAGAGGAAGAGAATCGCAGTTTACGTGAATCCAATCGGCGATTGAAAGAAACCAATCGGGCACTTAAACAGGAAAATGATGAGTATCGCAGTAAATTTGGAATGTTAAATAAAGGAGATCTCTGATATGTTAAAGAAAAACTATTCAACTTTGGCTTTACTGTTTGCTTCTAATGTTTTAGACGGCGGCAAGGATATCGAGAAAGTTCCCGCTCAACTCAAAAATGAAGTTAAGGAACTTATCAAATCTTTGGAAGCAGACACCGAAACAGATTTGTTAAAAGCTGATGGTAAAGTCGTCAAAGACGTTGCTAACGATTTGGGAAAAAATGATA